CGATCTGAGATGAAAAGTTAATATTTCTAGACATAGAGATGCTTCCTCATTTCTTCTATTTTAATTTGTTTTTTTCTTTTTTTACGTTGTGATTTATGACCTTGAATAAACAACTCAGGATATAATTCTTTCATCCATAATACTTGACCTTTCATTCCTCTATGACTCCTTTTACCATGTGGATTTTTGTCTTTCATTATTTTCTCCATAAAAAAAGGAGAGTTAAAAAACTCTCCTCTTAATTTTATATTTTAATGTATATTTTTTAACACCATCTTTGTATATCAGCTGGTGTGTGTTCTTTAGTTAATTTTTTCATAAAATATTCAGCGTGTTTTTTTAACTCATAAAAATCTACAAATAAAACACTTTCATATTCAGTATTTACATCTTGTTTTAAAACTACTTGGTAAAGATCGTTTGTTGTTTTTTTCATTGTTAAAGTTTTCATCATAATCTCCTGTTTATGATTTTAAGATATCACATTGACAACAGGTGTCAACAATAAAAAACACTTTTTTTAATTTTTTTTTATTTACGTTATAGACTCAATAGCTGTAAACCCTAAACCATAGAGAGATGCTTGATTTACGTTATAATTCATCTCATTACTTGCCATTCTAAATATACCAGTAGCATTAGTTGTTGTTATAGCTTCTGAGCCTGTTAGGTTCGTTCTAAGAGCTGGATATATATCTAATACCACATTACCACTAGAATCTGTATTTGCGTTTGTAAGCACCTTTAAAAGTTGTCTACTACTACCAGTTAAAATACTAATAAAATCACCTGCCTTTAGCCAATTTGTCGTTGAAGCAGTTGCACCTGTTACTGATAAAGATTGAGAGTTAGCCGAATGAGAACCATTGACTGTTGGAGTACCGCCACCATTTCCTTGAGGAGTTAAACTATCAGGATTAGGTTGCATATAAAACGTACCTTGCATACCTCTTAAAGAAGTTAACCATGCTATCCATGTTTCAGCGTTTTCACGTTTTAATGGAATAAGTCTGACATCAGCTTCCCAAGTCTCTCCACTCCATTTATAAATTTGTTGTTGATAAGTAAAAGGAGAAATATTGATGCCATTGGTCGATCTTGCTGTTAAGGTTACGGATTGAAAAGATGTTGTATCAGGTAATGTTAAAGGATAGGTAATAGTCATTTTATCTCCTCAGTTGTGCGTCTTGAACAGCACCTTTAGATACTTGTGCAATAGCTGGTAATAATTGTAAAACTTCACTTCTTACACTAGCTTGAATACCGGTAGCAAAATTAATGTTTTGTTCAATGGTAATACCACCACCTGATCCTAATTTATTATTAGGAATAATAGCACCATTTGTTGATGGCACAAATAATTCAGGTTGTCCATTTTCTCCCACCATATAAGGTCTACCACCAACTACATTTCGGCCTACTACACCACCTGCCGGCTTAGTAAATCCTAATCCATCTAAAAAACCACCAAATGCACCTGTAATTGGTGCCATTATAGCCCTAGCTACAAACATTTTTACTATTTGAGCTAAAATAATTTTACCTAAATCTCTAAAAGCATCACCAGCGTTTTTAGTTCCCATTATTATATCTTCAAATGCTTTACCCATAGATGTAGATATAGTTACAGCTAAAGTATCAAATTGATCTGTCATATTTAAAGAGTCTTTTCTAAGTTTACTTAATTTAAGAAAAGTTTGTTGCCATCCTCTATTTTTTTCTTCTTGACTTCGTTGCCAAGCCTTCATGTGTTCGTCTTGTTGATTTGCTTCTTGTTCTCTATCAAGTTTTCTTTGTGCTTTGTAATCTAATAACGATTGTAGTTGTTTATTACTAAAATTATTCATAGAAACTAACATTTTATCAATGGTTTTTTCAAATTCATCAACGTCAAATAAATCAGTAGTACCAAAGGTAAACACTTTAACCATTTTTCTAAAAGCTAATGCTAATTTTCTAAAGACTAAAACAAAATTAATTGAAAATGTTGTTAATGCAATAGTTATATCTAATAATAAATCATATAATCCATTAAAAAAATCATCCATTCCACCATCTTTTATAAAATCCTTCATAAAATTAGTTAAAGAATCCGTTATTTTTTGCATTGCAGGTGCTAATTCAGCTGTTAAACTGTTTGCTATACCTCTTAACGTAAACTTAAAACTTGATAAACTATCGTTAAAATCTTCTATACCTTTAGCTGATGCTGAACTTAGTGCAATTCCTAATTTTAATGCTTCTTCCTGCATTTTTGATAGACCATCACCACCAAGATCAAGCATATTGACCATAACCATACCAGCTCTACCAAACAACTGACTTGCTACACCTAATTTTTCAGATTGTGTACTTAAATCAGATATTCTATCAGATATTAGTTTTATCTGTTCGTCAAAACTCATAGTCATTAAAGTCTTAGCTTCAAGATTTAATCTATCTAATCCGTAAACAGCAGTTCCTAAATTTCTACTTGCTTCATATATATTTTTAGATAATTTTTGAAAAGCACTTTGTACTGTTTCGACACTTTCACCAGCTAAAACAGATGCTAATTCATACCCTGCTAGTTGTTGAGTAGTTAAGCCTAATCTATCTGCTAATTTTTTATTAGCATCAACTAATTTTAAACTACTTCTTATCATTAAGCCAATACCAGCTAAACCAGCAACACCAACTAAAGCTGTTTTCATGCTAAATATAGACTTAGTTGCTGTTTTTAAACTACGTCCAAGCGTAAGAAACATACCTTTAGTTTTATCTTTACCGGTAATTGGAATCTGTACTGGTACTCTTGTCATTTCTTCATCCTTTTAGATTCTAATGAATAAAAAGCTATCCATTGGTAAAATTCTTCTAAAGTCATATCTTTAATGGTTTGTAATGGTAAATGTAAGCGATCCGCAAGCTGAAATTGTGCCATCAGTTGAGAATCGCTTATTATTTTTTTTCAGATGCTTCCAAGCTAATATCTTCAGCAAATAATTTTTCTAACATTTGTGAGGAAATGTTGGTAACAAAGTTAATATCCATTCCTAAGAACGCTTGTCTATCACCTTCATCAAATATTTTTTTGCCTTCTTCGTTTTTAGCTTTTAGCATAATTAAATCTAAGAGAGATGCAAAAGATGGAATATCACCATTCATAATTCTATTGTAAAAATCAGGATGTTGTTTTCTTATTCTCTCATCTTCTCTAACAGTCATCTTAGTGAAATAAATGTGCAATGGTTCACCATCTACACCTAACTCAGCAACTTCAATACAGAATTTATCTTGATCTTGTTGCAACGCTTTCATGCGATCACTAATTGATGACATTATTAACTAGCTGTAGCTTCTGTTAGTGTACCAGTACCGGTGATGCTGACGGACGCTGTAAATACGCCGTTGGCTTCACCATTCCAGCTAATTCCTGAAATTAAACCATTTCCAGTTAAATATTTATCTACTCCAGCTGCTGTACCTTCATAATAAAATGATACGGAAACTGCTGCTGAATTACCAACTGCTGCAGCTAAAATTGCTGCTGTTGCTTGATCACTCTCATCATAAAAAATCTCAAGACTGGCAGTAAAACTGTCAAGAGTGTTAACAAAAGTTTTTGAAGTTGTGCCTATTGCACTAGTTTCTGCATTGTCTACGGTTTTATCTATAGAAAATGCACTACATTGAGTAAGTGTGTCTGAGCCAATTTTAATAACTGCATCAGAACCGGTTGCGTATGCCATTTAAATCTCCTTTATAATGGTGTTGATGAATTCGTTACAGTATTCATATAACGAACATTGTACGTGAGTTTACAGATGCCTAATGGCTTTTCACCCTCACTTGTGAAATCAATATCCGTACTGGATAAAAATTGTGTTATACATAAGTTGTTTAAAGTTAAATCAGTTCCTAAACTGTTTTCAACTTCACCAGCTATTGTATCTAATGTGTTTTCAATATTTTGATTAGCTTCCGCATAACACTCAATTATAACTTCTAGTTCTCTATCAAGAGTTACATTAGGTGCTATTGTAGAAATTTCAGATGTTTCATTTTGTGTATAGACGGCTAGAGCAGGTAATTCACCTTGTAGGATATTGTATAGCTTACTATCGTAAACATTTGCTCCAGTAGTCGCTAAACCAGTTACATCAGCTATTATTCTATCTCTTATCTGTTGTCTAATATGTGCCATTATTGTTTTTGCAAATGAATCATAGTTACATTTGTCCCATCACGCTCAATAATTTTTACTTTGTATGTTACGTCTACATTGTTTATTGGAATAATTAAAAAATCGTTTTCTTTTCCGTTTTCAGGAATACTTGATGTTTTTAATGTAAAAGTAGGTTGGCTTGTAGATACTGGTGCATTTAATTCA